GAACGGCGCTGTCCCACGTGATGCCCGTCGCCGTCTGCCCACGACCCTCCCACCCGTCCTGGTAGTACACGGCGATCGTGCGCCTGCTGCCGTCCGGGCGCGCCACCTCGAGCGTGCCCGCCGTCCGGGTCCCGTCCGGCCCGAGCCGCAGCGTGCGGGTGAACGCGGTAGCCAGCCGCCGCCAGTTCGCCGTGAACGCCATGTGGTCCGCGCCCTTGACGAGCACGGGCCACACGATGGTCCGCGGCTGCGGCTGCACATGCCGCAGCCGCGCACCCCCGCGCGGGTGCGGGTCGGACGTGAGCACATAGGGCGCGGCGCCCAGCCCGGACACCCCCTCGGCGAGCGTGTACCAGTCGGCCGCGATGTCGGTCATCGGCCACCGGGTGCCGACCGGATCGATGTACGTGACCGACGCGTAGCCGATCTCCGGCAACTCGACGGACGGCGGGGTATCCGGCACCGGCGAGGTGACGACCGGTGCTGTGACCAGGGGCATCTACCGGGGCCTCCCCACGCGCTGACGCGCCTCTTCCTGCCGCTGCAGCAGCCGCAGGTCCTCCACGCTGATCACCGACTGGCGCGGATAGACGTTGTACGTCACCGCCGGCCGCTCGCTGGCTGCCGCTGTGCTGGCCACTGGTGCCGCCGGCATGCCTGCCCGCGGCGCGGGCCGACCGGCCGGCAGCCGGCCTTCGTTCAGGGCGTCCATGAACTTGAGCCCGTACTTGTCCACGGCTGCCGCGCGCACCATGTACTCGCCGGTCGACCCCCACAGCAGGATCGAGTCCGACGTCGGCGTGCCCGGGCCCTGCAGCAGTCCGCCGCCGCTCGCGTACCGGCCGATGGGCCCGCCCTGCGCCCGGCGCTCGATGCCGTCCGGTATGCCGTTCGCGTTGGCGTCACCGGGCGCCGGCCTGCGGATGTACGTCGTGTACACGTACGTGTTCGCCGTCTTGCCGTTGGTGTTGTCCATGGCCGTGCGCACGGCGGCGATGTCGCTGATGGAGCTGCCGTTCCGCGTGAACACCTCGGTCCGCCCGTCGGGCAGCTGCCGGGTTTTGATCCCGACGTCCTCGAGCGCCTTGAGCGCGGCCGCGTTGAGCGTGTCGACCTTGATGCTCTTCGCCCCGGGTGTCTTGCGGATCTCTTCCTGCACGGTGTGCAGGCCCTCCACGGCGTCCTGCCGCTCGAGCTTGACCGCGGTCTTGATCTCGCCGGGTGTGCCCAGCAGGGTCTCGACGTAGTCGCGGGCCTGCTGGTCGTTCATGCCCGTCGCTTCGGCCAGCTTCAGCATCTGGCCCCGCAGCTGGTCCGACTTCTTCGTCATCGACCCGAGGGACTCGCCCGCGGCGAGGCCGGACTCCAGCATCTCGTCGTGCGCCTTCGCGGCCGCGGACATGGCCTGCCCGTTCTGTCGGCCCGCGTCGGTGTTGAGGTCGAGCGTCGCCCCGTTCTCCTTGAAGGCTTCCGTCAGCGCGTCGATGGACGACTCGAACTTGATCTGCGAGTCGTAGGCGCTGCGGTTCGTGTCGTTGAGCGCGATGATCGACTGGCGCAGTCCCTCGGCACTCTGCTTCTGTGCGTCGAGCTGCCGCTGCACCTTCACCGCCTGGTCCCCGAAGAGACCCATGGACTCGACGGCCAGCTTCTGCTCGAGCGCCTGCGCGGCCAAGGCCGCCTTGTAGCCTTCGAGCGACCCGGTGAACTTCTCGACCTCCTCCGGGCTCATCTCCGCCGTCATGGCCTTGAGCGCGGCCGCCGCCAGGTCGGCCTTGCCGCCGGACACCAGGGCGGCGAGACCCTCGTCGGTCGCGGTGATGTTCGTGGTGAACTTCTCCGTGGAGTCGCTGGCGTCAAGGAAGTCGTTGGTGATGCTGGCGCCCCAGTCGTTGATCTTGTCCGCGACGGACGGGTCCATCACCGCCTGGACCTGCTCCCGCAGCTTGCCCAGGTCCGCGCCGAACAGCTCGGCCGCGTAGCCCGTGGCCTTGCCCGTGCGGCCCAGCTCGCCCAGCGACGTCGTCAGCTTGTCCACGTCGGGAGCGGCTTCCTTGCCCGACTGGGACAGCTCGGAGACGGCGATCAGGAGCAGCCCGATACCCGTGCCCGCCATGGCCAGCTTCGCCGTGCGGCCGAGCGTGCCGATCGCCGCCGTCGTGGCAGCGAGCGGCCCGGGTGCCGCGGCCGCAGCCGACCGCATCGCGGCGATCTGCACAGCGAACGCGGCCGCGGCGGCACTTGCCGCAGCACCGCCCGCCGCGGCGAGCTTGACCGCCTTGATGGCGATGGCCAGCTGCAGCATGGTCGCGATCGCCTCGGGCGGTACTGCCGACACGATGCCGGAGAGAACGTTGATGACCTCGAGCATGCCGACGCCGACACCCGACCCGGCCTCCAGCACGTTCATCAGGGCTTCCCCGATGTTCCCCAGGGTGTCCCACACCATGGGGCCGTGCTCGGCCGCGTAGTCGAAGAACTGGCCCAGGCCGGTGTTGTCGAACTCGCCGCTGTCGAGCGTGACCATGAAGCGGGTCACCGCGTCGACACCACGGCGCATGGTCCGCTCGGAGAAGTCGGTGAACCTCTGGTTCATCGCGTTGAAGCCGGGCGTGGTGATCGCCCCGCCGACCAGGGTGACCAGCCGGTCGAACTGCGTTGATGCGCCCGTGACCAGCCCGGTCGTCTTCGGCAGCAGCGCGTTGGTGACCGCGACGCCCTTGATGAACGGGGCCATCACGTCGTCGGAGAGACTGTCGGACCACTCCTCGAACTCGTCCGACAGCAGACCGACGGCGATCGCCGCCTCACGGGTGGCGGGCGGCATCCTGGCGAGCTTCCGCTCGTAGTCCTGCTGAGCCGCAGCCGCCTCCTGGCTGCCCCGCCCCGAGGACGCCACCGCCTCCTCGTACTGCTCGTGTGCTTCCCTGGCCTCGCCGATCTTCCCGATCTGCGGGCCGAGCGCCAGGGCGTAGACGCCGGCCGCCACGGCTGTCGCACCGAACTGTCCGGCGAGCGCGGCCGCACTGCCGGCCAGGCCCGCGGTGGCAGGGATCGCCGCCGGGGCCAGGCTGATCAGATTGGCCCGCAGGGACTGGCCGAGTCTGTCGCCCGTGTCAGACAGGTTGCGGAGCGCGTTGTTGACGATCCCGGTTCGGTCGTCGAGGATCCGCTGCGCGTCGGCCACCGACAGGAACCGGCCCTGCAAAGTCCGCAGGTTGCCGTTGACGTCCGCGGTGACACCGGCCATCCGCAGCCGCAGCCGGTCCGCGCTGTCGGCTGTCCCGTTTATGACCCGGGACAACTCATCGCGGCCGGCGAGGGTGAAGGTGAGGCGCTCAGCCACGGCTCACCTCCTTCATCGTGCGGTGTGCTGCTGGATCCACGCGACGTACCGCAGGAACCGGTCGACGGACAGGGCATCGATCTCGGACGGCTGTATGTGCAGGTAGTGCATCAGCAGCGGCTCGTACTCGGTGATCAGCCCTCGGAGTCCTGGCGGTGGCGCACCAAGTGGCCTTTTCCCAGGTCGCCGAGTGCCCGGTCGACGTCCTTCGGGTCCTCGGCCAGCTTGCGCAGGTCCGGCACCACCGCGTCGATGGTGGCGTCCTCGCTCTTCGCGAGGGCCTGGCTCAGGATCTGGGTGAACACGTCGTCAATCTCCGAGCGCTCGATGCGCGCCCGCAGCCGCCGCTTCCAGCCCGGCACGTCGAAGGTCGCGAACTCGAGGTCCTTGTCCTCCCGCTTGCGGAACCTCCAGAGCACGGCCCGCAGAGCGGTGACGTCCTGCGCGCGCAGCAGGTTCTCGATGCCGCGCCACGGGACGTCCCCGCCCATGGCCTCCTCGATGTCGGCGGCCTCCAGCGCGGAGAGGTCCTCCGTCGACCACCGCTCGATGGTGCCGTCGTCCTGCGTGTACGTGATGATCACGCGCTGTTGTCCTTTCTCACTGGAGGTCCCGGCGTACGTCGTCCAGGACCCGCTCGATCTCCGCCCGCATCCGCGGCGTGCGGGCAGCGACGATGCCTGTCCACCAGCCGGCCCGGGACCGCTGGTTCACCCAGCGCTTACGGTTGCCGAACACGGGGTGCCGCAGGCGGCCGTCCTTGTTGAGCTGGTTCAGAACGTTCCGGGCTTTCGGCTCGATCCGGCTGCGATCGAGCCAGACACGCGCGCCCGGGCTGCCGGCTGTCCGCACGGAGAGCCGGACGCCACCGGCGAGCATCTGCCGGAACGGGCGCCGCGTCGGCGACGGACCGCCCCTGGTGGTGCGGCCCTGGCCCGACAGCTGCATGGTGGTGATGGCCCGCTGCAGGTCCCGGTGCAGCGGCTCTGCGGCGCGCCGGATACGGCGCGCCGTGTTCCGCTGCAGCCGGGGGCCGCCCGCCGCACGCATGCGGCGGGACAGGTCTGCCAGCTGCCCGGTGCCCAGGATCTGTACGCGGACGGTCATCAGACCGCGGCCGGGATGGTGACGTTCTCGGCGGGCTCCGACGTGATCGCGAACTGACACATAATTTGTGCCGCCTGGTCGAGTTCGCGGACCTTGGCCTGGCTGGTGACCGTGACCGGGTACACGTCCATGGTCTGGGTGGGCACGTCACCCTCGTCCATCCACACGATGAAGCCGGTCGCCTCGCGCACCAGCAAGCTGCGCACGTCGTCGCCGTCCTTGCTCGCCCAGAACGTCAGGCTGGAGTCGGCAGCGGTGATCTCACCGCCCACGACCGGCGTGAACCGGGAGCCGAGCGCCGGCGTGGGCACGGTGCCCGACGTGGTCTGCCACCCGCCCATCGCACCCGTCTCGGCCTCCAGCGATGTACCGGCGTCCAGCTCTGCCCTGGTCGGACTGTTCTTGTCCGCGATCGTCGGCACCCACAGGACGCTCGTGATACCGCGCCGGTAGTAGCGCACCGACGTATTGATCGGAGTCGCCATCAGTTCTCTCCCTCAGTCTCAGACCGCCTGCGGCCCTTCGCCGTAGGCGCCACCACGGGCTGGTCGGACACGACCGTCCAGCCCGACCGCTCGTACACGGGCACCGAGATTTCGAGAACCTCGATCTCCTGCTCGATCCCGTCGTGCCTCATCCGCACACTCACGGCGCGGCTCCTCTCTAGGTGAAGGCGCGGCCGGCCAGGGTGATAACCAGCCGGGCCGATGCGCCCTGGTCGGTCTGCGGACGCTGGAGGGTCGTGGCCGCGATGGCGACTTCCAGCGAATCCAGGCCAACGCTCGGGTTGGCCTTCAGTAGCGCTCCAAGGACCCCGGCGATCTCGTAGACGCGGGCCTGCGCGGCGAGCACGTCCGTATCGCCGCGGTTGGAGATTGCCGCACAGGGCATCTCGAAGTTCTCCTCGCGACCAACCGCGAGATCAGACCAGCCGCCCTCGGTCCGCGCGGTCTCGAACTCCCCCTCCGGATCACCGTCCCAACCGATGAGTAGCCAGTCCGGGGCGGCGGCGTCGGTCACCTGCGCCCCATTGCTCACACGCACCCCGAGCGCCTTCAGGTCCGGGGCAGTGCTGGTCAGGGAATGCAGCGCGGTGAGGAGTTCGGGAACACGCGAAGGCATGTAGGTCATCAGGCAACTCCTGGAGGAAGTCGGTCCGGCGCGAGCAGCTCCAGCGCCCGGTTGGGTACGGCGTAGCCGAGGCCGGGGACCGGCTCGGTCACGGAGTAGTCGTCTCCGCCTCCGGCCAGGCCGCCGCGGCGGCCGGCCCGCTGAGTGCGCCACAGGTGCTGCAGGATGATCCGCGCGGCGGCGGGGATGTTCTCCCGGATCGTGGTGCGTCCAGCCTGGTAGGTGAACCGCAGGCGGCCGGACAGCCGGCCACCGCCCGGGCGGTACACCTCACCGGTGGCGCCGTCGACGGCCAGGTCGGCAACGTCGGGGGCGGTGCCCCCGGTCAGGAGCGATTCGACGGCCGTCACCTCCTGCACCGGCGTGTTCAGCAGGACGACCGTCGCGGCGCTGCGCACGGTGTGCTCCTCGGTGATGGAGCGGGGCACGATCGGGCCGGTGAAGAACTCCACCACGCGCGTGGTGACGTTGTTCCAGTACCGCACCTCGCCGTCGTCGTCCGTGCTGCCGAGGTTCAGGTGCTGCTTGGCGTCGGCCAGCGACAGGATCGCCGGCGGCGCCGCCTCGAGCACGTCCATGACGTCGGTGTAGGCGTGCGCCGGGCCGGTGAACTGCCAGCGGACGGTATGCCGCCCGGGCTGCTCGGTGACGTAGTCGGCGCGGTAGGTGCCTGGGGTGGCGGTCTCGGTGGCGGTCGGAGTGGCGGTGCTGCTGTCGGGCAGTGTCACCGTCACCGTGGCGGTGGCCGCGGTGGCGGCCGTGCCGTCCGGATCCCGGCACTGTGCGGTCAGACGCGCGGTGGCGCCGAGGTCGTACGGCACGGCTCACCCTCTCCGGTCAGCGGGTCTCGATGGCATCGCCGCGGCCGCCGCCTCGGGAGGCTTCGGCCGCCCGCTCGGTGGCCTGGTCGTTGGCCTGGGCGCGTTCGAGGACCGAGCCACGCTGGCCAACGATGCCCCTGCGGGGCTGCTCGGCGTTCTCTTCCATCTGCAGCACGCGCATGGCTTCCTCCTCGCCCGCGCCGTCGAGGTACTCGAGGACGTCCTTGACGTTGTGGTCGGCGGGGTTGAACAGGCCGGGGTCGTCGCTTCCGTCGCCCGCGCCGTTCTCCTCGTCGGGGTCGTCGGGGGCGGCTGACGGCGGGGCGTTGTCGGTCGGCGCCGCGGGGGCAGGG